CGATGATCTGCTCTTCCGTGAATCTCGCTCGTTTCATTCCGTCCGTCCTTTCAAGGGCCGGACTCTAGCTCCGCGTGGAGGAAATTCTCAGGGGCACGTCAGCGGGCGGTGGGAAAACCTGGGCGCTCCTGATGGAGCCGCTGAGGCACATCGGTAACGAGAACTTCGGCGCGGTCTTCTTCCGGCGCACGACGGTCCAGGTCCGCAACGAAGGCGGCCTGTGGGACGAGAGCGAGAAGCTCTACCCGGTCATCGGGGCGACGCCCAAAGAGCACGTCCTCAGCTGGCAGTTTCCCTCTGGGGCGAAGGTCAGCTTCGCTCACCTCGAACACGACAAGACGGTCCTGAACTGGCAGGGCTCGCAGATTCCGCTGATCTGCTTCGACGAGCTGACACACTTCAGCCAGAAGCAGTTTTGGTACATGGTCAGCCGGAACCGCTCAATGTGCGGCGTTCGGCCCTACATCCGGGCGACCTGCAACCCCGACGCGGATAGTTGGGTCGCTGAGTTCATCTCGTGGTGGATCGACCAAGAAACCGGCCTTCCCATCTCGGAGCGCGCCGGAGTGGTGCGCTGGTTCGTCCGCATCAATGACACGCTGATCTGGGCCGACGATCCGGTCGAATTGGAAGAGAAGCATCCGGGCATCCCGCCCAAGTCGGCCACCTTCATTCCGGCCAAGCTGACGGACAACGCGGCCCTCATGGCCGCGGACCCCGGCTACATGGCCAACCTGCTGGCCCTGCCGAAGGTCGAGCGCGAGCGCCTCCTCGGCGGTAACTGGAAGATCAGGGCGGCGGCTGGGCTGCTGTTCAAGCGGTCGTGGGTCCGGGTTGTGGATGCGGCGCCTACTGATCTGCGGATCGTGCGCGGCTGGGACCTGGCCGGAACGCCTAAGGTCGACGGCAATGATCCTGACTGGACGGCAGGGACCAAGATTGGACAGTCCAAGTCGACGGGCCGCTACGTAGTCCTGCACCACGTCAGAGAGCGGGACACGCCGCACAAGATCGAGGCGCTGATCTCGAACACAGCGTCTCAAGACGGCCGAGAAGTCGAGATCAGCCTACCGCAGGACCCCGGCCAGGCTGGCAAAGCCCAGGTCGCTACACTGATCAAGATGCTGTCGAGCTACACAGCTCGCGCCACGCCGGAGACCGGCGACAAGGAAACCCGCTTCGGCCCCTTCTCAGCGCAATGCGAAGCCGGAAACGTCGATGTGCTGCGCGGCCCCTGGAACGAGGAGTGGTTCATGGAACTGGAAGCCTTCCCAGACGCCGCGCACGACGATGACGCGGACAGCACGGCCCGCGCCTTCAATACGCTGTCGCTGGCGCCGCCTCCGGCCCGCAAGGTGAAGGTCAGCTTCTGATGGCGGTGAACGAGCGCGATCCGGCTTGGGCGGTCCATGCAGGCGCCCGGAAGAAGGTCCACGACCTGCTGAGCGGCCGCGAAGATGCGCTGGGTTATATCAGAGCGTTGCCGGGGCACGACGAGGGCACTGCGCAGCGGTTCCGCGAAGGGGCCTACTATCTCCCAGTGACGGCGCGCACGGCCGAGGCCTTCAGCGGGCTCGTCTTCGGCAAGACCCCGACGCGCTCGAACCTCACTGCGCTGGACACCTACCTCGGCGACGTGACCGGCTCCGGCCAGGACATCGACCGCTTCGCCGAGCAGGGCTTCGACGGCATCCTTTCGACCGGCGCCATAATGGTGCTGGTGGATTATCCTGACGCTCCGGCTGGGGCGACCAAAGCCGACGCCGAGGCCGAGGGGGTCAGGCCTACGCTTAAACTGTACGACGCCACGGCGATCCTTGCGGCCCGTGTGCAGAAGTTCGGGGCGGCGCTGAAGCTCTCGCACATCCGTGTCGCTGAGATCGTCGAGGAGAAGGACGCGGCGGACGAGTTCAAGCTGAAGCAGGTCGCCCAGGTCCGCGTGCTGGATCTGGATGACGCCGGCCTCTACCGCCAGCGCATCTTCCGCGAGATCAACGGCCAGTGGGCGCAGTTCGGAGAGACGGTCGAACCCAAGCGCCAGAACGCCCGGCTGAACGTCATCCCGGCCTTCTTCAGCAATCCGCGCGACGGTGAGCCCAACCCTGCTCGCCCGCCGCTGGACGACATTGCCGACATCAGCGTCGCGCACCTCAACAATTCGGCGGCGCTGGAATGGGCGCTGCTTTGGACAGCCAACCCGACGCCGGTCTTTAAGGGGCTGGACCCGACTGTCAGCGAAGTGAAGCTCGGCTCGTCCGAGGGCATCGTTCTGAGCGCTGAGGGCGACGCCAAGTTCATGGAGTTCACCGGTTCAGGCCTGTCGGAGTTGCGCCTCGCGTTGGAGGCCAAGCGCAAGGACGCGGCGCTGATGGGCGCCCGGATGCTGCTGGAAACCGGACGAGCGGCCATCGCGGCTGAGACGGCGCGGATCGAGCGGGCAGGGGAGACCTCCGTCGTTTCCGGCATCGCCAATGCCCTGTCGGACTGCCTGACGAAGGCCCTGACATTCATGGCCGATTGGGCTGGGGTGTCGTCTGAGGGCATCCAGTACTGGCTCAACACGGACCTGAACCCGGCTGGTCTCTCCGCGCAGGAACTGACCGCGCTCCTCGCGGCCTGGCAGTCGGGCGCGATCACGCTGGAAGACCTGTTCGAGAACCTGCAGCGGGCCGAGATCGTGGACCCGGCGAAGAGCTTCGAGGATCATCGCGAAGAGCTGGACGAAGAGGGTGGCGGCCTTGGAACGGTTGAGGGTGGCGATGAAGATTGACGCTATCCACCTCGAACAACTCCAGGCCCTGCTGGATACCGGCGTGATCGTCCCCATCACCAATCTGTTCGACGCTGAAGGTGACGAGACCGATAGTCCCGATGACGCGATCAGCTTTGTAGCTGGCTGCGACAACCTATGGGTCGCGGGCATTGTCGCCGATTATGAGGCGGCACAGGTCAACTGATGGCTTCCGCAGCCGAGCGCCTGATCGACGAGGCGGTCAAGCACCGCATAGCCCTCTCGCGGTATTCGACGGCGACGGTCCGCAAGGTCTTGGCGCTGCTCAACCGCACCGATGCACGGCTGGTTGAGCGCATCCTGCGCGCCGACAATGAGGGGCGCGATCCGGTCCAGCTGGAGCGGCTGCTGGAAGAGGTGAGGGCGCTTCAGGCTGACGGCTGGACTGTGCTTCGCGGGCGGCTCAACGACGACGTGGCGGCCCTGGCGGATGCCGAGCGGCTGTTCACCGAGCGGATGGTTCATTTCGGACAGCGGTCGGTCGGCCTGGCCACGGTCACGAACGCACCGACGACGGCCCAGGTCGTGGCGGCGGTGAATGCCCGTCCGTTCCAAGGCCGCTATCTTCGGGGCTGGCTGGACGAAGCAGAAGCGGGCGCCGCCAAGCGCGTCAGGGAGACGCTGAGGCAGGGGTTTGTCGAGGGCCGGTCGGTCACGGCTCTGGTCCGCGAGATCCGAGGGACCCGGGCGCTCCAATACCAGGACGGCGTGCTCGAGATCAGCCGACGCGGAGCCGAGGCCATGGTCCGCACAGCGCTGACCCACACGGCGTCGGTGGCGTCCAAGGAGACCTATCAGGCGCTTGGGGTCGAAGAGGCCCGCTTCATCGCCACCCTCGAAACGCGGACGTGCCTTGTCTGCGCGACGCTGCACAACACGGTCCACCCGCTGGCGTCGTTTCCTTGGTCGCCTCGACACATAGCGTGCCGCTGCACTTCCATCCCCTTCATCAAGGGCCTGCCGCCCATTGAGGCGCCCTCCTATTCGGACTGGCTGAAGCGCCAGCCGGTCGAGGTTCAGAACGAGGTCTTGGGCGTCCGCAAGGCCCAGCTATTCCGCACCGGCAAGCTGACGCTGGACCGCTTCGTCGACAGCAAGGGCAAGGTGCTCACTCTGGAGGAGCTTAGGGTTCGTGATGGCAAAGCCTTCGAGTAAACGTCCGTTTGATCGCAAGGCTGAAGCCCAACGAGTGCTCCGCGTTCAGGCGGAGCTACTCCGCGAACTGTATCTGGCCGGGATTCCTCTGACCGATCCGAATGGCTCTCCAACGGTAGAGCAGTGGTCCAGATGGTTCGAGGCCATGCACGAGGCGCACCAGTGGACTTCAGGTGAAGGTGACGACCTTTGGCCGGACTGGGCTGGTGCGGCGTTCTTCGAGGTGCCCAGCGAGGGGAGACGGCTCGCGCTTCATGCGGTAGATTGCGGCCGTGAGCAGCCCTTTCCGCCTAATCCACGGGACGCCGGAGCCGGAAGGCTCGCTGAAGCGCATGAAGGCGTCAGTTCCTGACACGCCGATTGTCCGCTGTCCTCGCTGCACGGGCCTCGCGATGATCGAGGTGAAGCTCGGCATGGTCTGGAAGAACGGAAAGCCGACCGGCGGCCAGAAGCAGATCGTTTGTGCGACCTGTCTGGCGCGCGGCGAGCATGTCGTGGTCGCCTGAACAACTAGGCTAGTCAGTCGGATTGCTCCTGGGCTGGCCGCCAGCCTGTTGGAATTCCCGGATTAGGCCTCGGGCAGCCGCATCTACGGCTTCTGCGTTATCGTCTGTGCCGGTGAGGTCGTGCACTTCCTGGTGCTCAACGAAAGCTTCGTAGCCGGTGACGACCGCGCTGTTGTCGTCGAAGATTCGGACGATCCACCGAGCGGTGCTGCGGTCGTATTCAGTGCGTGCCCAATAGCGATCTGGGCCGCAGTTGAACTCGATGGCGTCTAGGTCCGTCACTGGTCTGGTCTCCCGGTTTCCCCCTTTCCGCAACACCCCGTTGCCGAAATCGCTCCGTGCAGAGCCGGAGCATCCACCAGGGCGTGAGCTGAGCAGCGCCCCCTCTGTCCGCTGAGCGGGAGGAACTACCCACCATGAACACCACCAAGAACCGCCTTCTGGGCGGCGGCTCCGTGCTGCCTGTCATCGGCCGGATGACGCCGCGCGAGCGCGCCATAGGCCGCTATCTCCGCGGGCCGGACGATCACCCGCCTGCCGGCCCCGGCGCCCGCGAAGAAGACGAGCCCAACCCGATCGATCCGGCGGCCCACGCGGCGCTGGCCTCGGCGCATGAGCGCCTGAAGAAAGACGCCAAGGCCGACCGCGACGCGCTGAAGGAGCTGAACGACCGGCTCGCCGCAATCGAGGCCGAGAAGGAACAGGCCGAGGCTGACAAGGCCAAGGCCAGCGGCGATGTCGAAGCCGTCCGCACCCAACTCGAGACCAAGCACGGCCGCGAACTGAAGGCTGCCACCGACCGCGCCGAGAAGGCCGAGCGCCAGGTCGAGAAGCTGGTCATCGACAACGGCCTGTCCGCCGCCTTGGACGAGGCTCGCGTGAAGCCTGAACTGAAGCGGGCCGCCGCAGCCCTGCTGCGCGAAGGCGTCGAGCTGAAGGACGATGACGGCGAGCCGGTCGCCTACAAGGGCGGTCTCCCGCTGGCCGACGCCATCAAGCTCTGGGCCGAAGGCGACGAGGGCAAGCCCTTCGTGTTGGCCGGCAACAGCGGCGGCGGTGCCCCCGGCGGCGGCAAGGGCGCCCACTCCGGCCCCAACCCCTGGAAGCAAGGCCCGTCCTTCTCCCTCACCGAACAGGACCGCATCGCCCGGGACAAACCGGACCTGGCGAAGCGCCTGATGGCCGAAGCCGAGGCGGCTTAACCCTCGGCGCTCCCTGAAGCGCGCGCCTCTGACGGCCGCGTCTGATCCCACCGAAAGGAAACGACATGGCCGTCACTCGGCTTTCCGATCTCGTCTTCGGCGAGAACTTCAACACCTACACCGTCGAGCGATCGACGCGCCGCAACACCTTCGTGGCCGCTGGCGTAATGGTCGTGGACCCGGCTATCGCCGCCTTCATGAGCGACCAAGGCTTCCTGGTGAACATGCCGCACTTCAAGCGTCTGGCGAACGACGAGCCGAACGCGTCTTCGGACAACCCGGCCGACGTCGCCGTGCCGAAGAAGATCGGCACCGGGAACGAGATCGCCCGGAAGCTGATGCGCAACCAAGGCTGGTCCTCGGCCGACCTGAACGCTGCGCTGATCGCCCGCGACCCAATGTTGGCAATCGGTGACCAGGTCTCCGACTATTGGCAAGGCGTGAACCAGACGACCTTGCTGAAGATCTGCCAAGGCATCCTGGCCGACAACATCGCCAATGATGGCGGCGACATGGTCAAGACCGTGGCGACTGACGCGACGGGCGATCCGGTCGCGGGGGAACTGTTCGGTACCGACGTCATGATCGACGCCGAGCAGACTATGGGCGACGCCAAGGGAGCGCTGCGCGCCATCGCGGTCCACTCCGTCATTCATAGCCGTATGCGCAAGTCGGGCGCGCTGCTCCCCGTATACGACCCGCAAACCGGCGATCTCGCCTACGAGACCTACGACAACAAGCGGGTCATCGTGGACGACGACATGCCGGTCGCTGCGGGCACCAATCGGAAGACCTACACGTCGATCCTGTTTGGCTTCGGCGCCTTCCGCTCGGGCCTGGGCACGCCGAAGACCCCGAACGCAGTCTCGCGTGAAGAGGCCGAGGGTAACGGTGAAGGCGTCGAAACGCTGTGGAACCGTCGCCACGAGGTCATTCACCCGACCGGCTTCGCTGTCGCCGGCACGCAGATCAGCAGCAACGCCACCCCGAGCTATTCGGCTCTGGCCACGGCGTCGAACTGGAACCGCGTGTTCGACCGCAAGAACATCCCGCTGGCGTTCATCCAGACCAACGGCTGATCGACTTCACAACCTGAACCTGACGGCCGCCTAGCGCGGCCTTTTTCATGGAAGGAGACGGCCGATGGCCGACACCGACAAGAACGTCCCGATCAGCGCCCCGCTGGACGGTCAGATCGCGCTCACTGCGCACAACAACGGCGACGGCACCTGGGCGGTGAAGCGCGGTCCAGATGGTCCGGTCCTCAAGGACGGTCTGGCGCGCGAGCAAGCTCTCGCCATCGTCGGCGGCGCTACCGGCCCCTATGAGCCGGAGGGCGAGCAGGAAGCTGCTGCTGCCAAGCAGCGCGCCGCGCTCGAGAAAAAGGAGGCCAAGCGGGAGGAGCGCGACCTTTTCGCCCCTGATCCCGAGGCCCCGCTCGACGAACTGTTGGAAGGCCGGTCGATGAAGGCCGCTCATGACGCAGCCATCGCCCGCGCCGAGCAGGCCGAAGCGGATCTGGCCGACGCCAACGGCAAACTCACCGAGGCCGATGAGGCGGCGGCCGAGCAGAGCAAGTCGCATGAGGCTCTCAAGGCCGCTCATGACGAAGCGGTAGCGGCCGGCAAGAAGGCCGATGAGGAGAACGCGGACCTGCGCCGCTCCATCGCCTCCAAGGACGAAGAGATCCGCCAGCTGCGCGAGCAGGTGTCGAAGTTCGATCCTAACGGCGACAGCAAGGTCGGTGGCGGGACCAAGGGGGCGGCTTCGGCTGTCGCCAAGACCGCCGGCGAAGGTCCGTCGAAGCCTAAGAACGGCGACGCCTGATGCTGATCGTCGAGAATGGCGCGGTGAGCTGGCCCTCGGGTCCGCTCGCTACGGTCGAACAGGCCGACGCTTACGCCCAGGCTCGGGGCTGGTCCGATTGGGCTGCCCTGACGCCTGAGCGGAAGAGCGGCGCCATTCTCGACGCATCGGCTTACGTGCGGGCCTCCTACCGGCCGCCGGAAGACGTGAGCGCCACGGTCGAGGAGCAAATCAGCGAGGCCGTTATCGAGGCCGCCCGGCTTTCCCTGACCTCGCCCCTAATCGGCGGCGACAAAGCAGCCCAAGCGGCGCGCAAGTCCGTGAAGGCCGGCTCTGTTGCCGTGGAATACGAAACGTCGTCGGCCGAGAGCCGGAGCGCGGCGCGGCTGGCGCTCGTGGCGGGTCTTCTGCGCTATGCGGGCGCCTATCCGATCGGTTCCGGCGTGAACGTGCGGCTGGCCAAGTCGTGAGTATCCTCGACGACCTGCCCGACGTCATTGCCGAGGCGCTGGACGACGTGTTCCGCGACGGCGTGCTGAAGGCGCCGGGCGAACCGACCTCGGACGGGCAGGGCGGCTGGATACCGGGCGTCCCGACCTCATACCCCTGCAAGGCGCTGGTCGACGACTACAGCGATATGCGGCGGGCAACGGCGGGCATCCCTGCCCATGACCGGAAGATCATCATCCTGGCGGCCAGTCTGAGCGTGGCTCCGGCTGTCGGGCACACCATCAACGCAGAAGGGCGGGATTGGCAGATCGTCGCCCTGACCCGCGACCCGGCGGGGGCGACGTGGGAGGTTCAGGGGCGCTGATGGCCACCGTCACGATCAACCTCGCCGCACTGGAGCGCATTGCCGAAGAGAAGGCCGTTGCGGGCATCCAGCGCGCCGCTCTGGCGGGCGAGGCGATCACCAAGGCCAACCTGTCACGGCCCGGCACCGGCCGCATATACGGGAAGCACCAAGCCTCGGCACCGGGAGAGCCGCCCGCCGTCGACACCGGCCGCCTGCGCAACGCCACCCAAGCCGACACGCAGGTGCGCCGGGATGGCGACGACATCGTCGGCCGAGTGGTGGCGAACGTCGATTATGCCCGCGCCCTGGAAGTCGGCACCGAGCGCATGGCGCCGCGCCCCTTCCTCGGCCTGCTGGCGACCGACCATGCCGACGGTCTGCGGAGCGCGTTCATCGAGGGAGCGAAGGAATAATCTCGAGAGCAGACAGCGCCGCAACCAACCGCGTGGCTTCGGGCTCATAATCGCGCCAGACTGGCCTCACGACCTCGCCCCGCGAAATGGCCTCCCACTGACTGTGCGAAGTAAGGTGCGATTGGGCGTCTGGGTTTTGGCCGTCTGCTGACGCAAGCGCTCGGGCGACTTTCTCGACTTGTTCCACGTGGGTCCTCTTACCTGATTGGACAACACTACGACTGTTTCGTGCAGCTTTGCACACCGGGGGCCTTGATGAACTCGACCGCCACGATCTTCGCCCGCCTGGCCGCCGTCGCCCCGTCTTTGGCCACCTGGAACAACGCCCCGGCCATCTTCAACGAGGTAGCGCCCGACGATTTCCTCAGCCAGGAGCCGAAGCCTTCCAAGCCGTTCCTGATCATCGCCGTGCCGAGCCGTGACGAAGCGTTGGAGACCTTCACCGAGACCGGCCGCCTGATCGTGCAAGACGTGCGCGGCTATCAGGGGCGCACCGGCTCGGCCGCCCAACTGGACGCCCTGATGCGGCAGGTGAGGGACCTGTTCCACAACTGCCCCGGCGACCTCGTCGTCACCGGCGGCAAGTGCGACGTGGCCCGCGTCACTGGCCCTGTCCAAGCCCCAACGACCGACGAGGCCTACACCGGCCGCCGCGTCACGATCCGCCTGGATCTCGTCCGAGACTGACAATGGAGGGCACTATGCAGACCCACGAATACGTCGTGCTGGATGACCAAATGCGCGTGGCCGTTGTCCATGAGCGGTCTGCCGATGGCTCGCCCAAGGTGGCGACCCTTTACCGCAATCTGGATGACCTGGCCGCTGGCGTCGTCCTTCAGGCGCGGGCTGAGTTCGCTTAGGTATCGCCCGCCATGTCGTCGAGGTTGTTGCCCTTCTTGTCATCCGGGTTGGAGCGCAGATAGGCCTCGCGTCCCTTTGGCTGCACGGCATGAGCGTTATCGACCTTGCCAGCCTTCGCCATCTCTATGGCCTTCTTCTGGCTGGTGAAGTTCACATTCCCTTCGAAGCGAACCGCCTCGATGTTCCCCTTCGCGTCGGCACGAGCGTCGACGATCTTTTTTCCACCGCTTGACATCTGAACCCTCCTGAACCGGCGCGACCTTCGCAGAACGCTGGCTTTGGAGTCCATCCCCAACGCGCGCAGGGCAGGCTGTGCGCGGCCTTTTCCATGCCTGCAAAGGAGCTGAGCAATGGCAACTCTTGTCCAAGGCGCTGTGAAGGTCGAGATCGATACTTCGGCGACCGAAACGCCCGATTGGGAAGTGATCCCCGGCGTCACCACGGCCTCGTACACCGGCGGCACGCCGCGCGAGACCGACGCGACCGACTTCGACACGCCGGTCGGCGAGACGGAAACACTCTACGGCGCCCGCACCAACCCGCCGCTGACCTTCCAGATGCACCTCCAGCCCGGCGACGCGACGCAGGAGCTGCTGTTCACGGCCTACGCCTCGGCTGAAGACGTGAAGGTTCGCCTGAAGGGACTGACCAAGGCCACCGTGTTCGTCGGCCGCGTCGTGATCGGCGAGAGCCACAGCGTCGACGGCAAGATGATGAGCGATGTCTCGATCATGCCGAAGGCGGCGCCGGTTCGCGGTGCTGCAGCCTAATGAGCGATGATCGCCGTGGGGTCGTGGAGTTGCCGCTGGGCGACCGAACGATCCCCCTTCGGTTCACCTGGCGTGCGATTGACCAACTAGGCCGCGTCGGGGTCATTGAGACGCTCGACTTGGCCGCCTCGGGCAAGCCGGGCGACATGGAAGCTCTGGCCCGCCTAATCGTCGTCGCCAGTGGCGGCCAAGTCCGTGAGGAGGAGTTGCTCGACGGTTTCGGCCTTCCGGCCGCTGAGGCCTACCTCGCCGTCCTGAAAGCGTGGGCCCTGGCTTCTCGCCGGCCGTCTGGGGTTGAGCGTGCCGCAAACCCTCTGATCCGCCTCTGGACGTCGTTGAAGACGCTTTGGAGGCGGCTTTTTCGGTCGGCCTGACCGAAGCTGAGTTCTGGGGCCAGACGCCCTACTTGACCCATCTCGCCATTCGGTCGCGGGGCCGCCGGGCCATTGAAATGGCGACGGCCCACGGATGGATGAGCGAGCGCTTTGCTCGGGAACCGCGCCTTTCGCGCCTGTCGTATTACCTGGAGGATCGGGAGGAGGAGGTCGCGGACGCCGGTGACGCACTGATCGCCAGCTTCGCGATGATGCACGGCCTTGGAGTTGATGAGGCCCACGACGCCGAATAGGGTTCGGCGAGCGGAGGGTGAGTCATGAAGCGATGGGCGGTGCTGGCGGCGGCGGGGGTCATCTCGGGGTGCGGACAGCCACTGACGGGCGACATCAAGGCTGATTACATCGAGTCTGTCGTCTCCGACGCTAAGCGGGAGGCCCTCAGGCGCGGGAAGCGTGACGCCCTGGATAGGTTCTCTGTGAGGGTCGAAACTTCAGACAAGTTCGGCAACGAGGGCGATGCTCCCGCTCTGTCGTTCTCATGGGCGCAAGCTGACTTGGATAAGGTCAACTGGAAGGGTATCGCCGATTACCAAGTGTTGGATCTGGCCGCGGTTCGCATTGACCATTCGAACGGCGTCGTGGCTCTGCACGACTGGTGCGACGAAAACGGCCGCTCCCTAACGCCAAGGCTTTGCGGCCCGGAACGCGCCCGCGCGGAGGAAGAGTGGGTGTCTCGAAACGGATAGCCGCCAACCGCCCAGGAGATCGCCATGACTGAGGAAGAGGGGCTTCGGCGGACCTCGACCATCGCGTGACGGAACCCGCGTCGTCCGCCACGGTTAAGTCACAACGGTATGTTAACCGCTCTGCGATGAGTGTATATCACCGCTATGGTGAGGATTCGGCGATGAAGGACAAACTGTGCGACGCGATGCACTACGTCATCGCCCGGCATCCGCCATCCCAACTGGGCGCAACGAAGCTCAACAAGGTCCTATGGTTCGCGGACTGCGAGATGTATCGGCGCTATGGTCGATCGATCACGGGCGAGCAGGCGTATGTTCGCAAGCAGAACGGGCCATGCTCGGCGCGGTTTGAAAGCGCCCTGAGGTCGCTCAAAGATCAAGGGATCGTTCAAGAAGAGCAGGTGCCAACCTTTAACGGTTTCTACCGCCGTGAACTTCACGCGCGCCAAGCGCCGGACGTGACCGCCTTCAGCGGCGAAGAGGTCGACATTCTCAACGAGGTCGCCAAGGAAATATCCCGCCTGACCGCGCAGGAAGCCAGCGATCTGTCTCATGACCTCCTTTGGCAGGAAACTGAGCACAACAGCCAAATGGCGATCGCGGCGGGGGCCGTGAAGGTGTGCTCGTTGTCTGACGCCGATTTGGATTGGGCGCGGGCCGCCTTTGCGTGAAATTCGCGCGGGGGCCGGAGGGGTTTAAGGTAGTCGCCGAGCCATCTGTCCAGGCGATGGTCGATGACGTGCTGGAAAACCATCCAGACTTCGCGTGGCGTTGGGAAGCTGTGCTGGCGAGACTACGGATGACGGCGCACGTTGAAGGTGACGCGGTCGCCGATGGCGGTGCCGCCAGGGCCGGTTGTTTCGAGCTCGAAAAATGGCGCGTAAAGCTCGCGTGGCGGATCGTCGGCGCCCGAGTGTGGATTAAGCGGGCTGAGTTTTAGCCGCTTCCTCCCCGTCACCCTGAACAGAATTCGAACAAGGCTCGCTTCGGCGGGCCTTTTTCTTTGGAGGCCCCATGGCTGAAGGCACTGTCGTCGGCTCGGCCGAGTTTGAGCTGCGTGCGACGACCGACAAGTTGAAGTCCGACCTTGCCCGCGCTGAGCGCGAGACCAGAGCCGAGATGAAGAAGGTCGAGGACGCCGCTCGCCATGCCCAGGCTGAGCTGAAGCGCGCCTTCTCGGATGCTGGTCACAGCGAGTTCGAGCGCTCGATGCGGATCATCCGCAACGCCTCGGAGTACACTGAGGACGAGGTGCGCGCGGCTGCCGAGCGGGTGGCGAAGGACCTGAAGGGCCGATACCGCGACCTCGGTTCAGATATCGGCCGGACCTTCGCGGGTATCTCGCGATCGGCCCAACTCGCTTTCGCGGCAATCACGGCCTACTCGCTGAAACTCGCGGCTGACGCTGAAGAGATCGAAGCGTCGTTTGATATGGCATTTGCCACTGGA